CCTCGGTGGTGACGAATGTGACGTCTGGTTCCATGGCGAGCAGATCAACGTCAAATGGACACCACGAGACGACGGCCAGCTTCTTTGTAGATTAGAGAATCCGCCTCACGACCTCTATGTCCTCGTGACTGGGAGAACGGTGGACGATCTGAAGATCAAGGGATGGGCGACCCGTGCAGACCTCACCAGCCATTCAATCGATCTGGGCTATGGCCGGACCTATGCACTACACCAGACAGAGCTTCGCCCCTTCGGCTCGCTTGTTTCGATGAGTGGACGGCTGAAGCCCAAGGATCTCGTGGGCATGCCGTGGCGCGTAGCGTTCGCGCTCCAAGACGATGGCTGGTATCTCCGGTCCGACATCATCTGGAGCAAGCCTAACCCGATGCCTGAGAGCGTCACCGACAGGCCAACCAGGGCGCATGAATACATCTTCCTGCTAACCAAGGCCGGACGGTATTACTACGACAGCCCGGATGGTACTGGACGCAACAGGCGCAGCGTCTGGGAGGTCACGACCCAGCCCTATCCTGACGCACATTTCGCCACGTTCCCCGAAGCATTAGTCAGGCCATGCGTCTTGGCTGGATGCCCTTCTGGTGGCACGGTCCTCGATCCATTCGCAGGATCAGGGACCACCATAGTCGTCGCGCAACAGCTGGGCAGACGCGGGATCGGCATCGAACTCAATCCAGAATACGTCCAGCTCGCCATCCGCCGGCTCTCCGCGGTCACCCTTCCCATGCAGCTGGTTTGACATCGGAGGTTGATAACAATGCTTGAGATAAGCCAGCAACAGCGGCAAGAGAATCATCAGCGATTCTATGACTACAAGACCAGCTTCCTCGATCGGGCCGAGGCAGAGCTTGACCCCGAGGCGCTCAGACTAGCGTGGCAGGTAGTCACTCAGAATGGCAAGCTCATCCATTGGGTCTTGAGCCGCGACGTAGGTCATACGGCGACAGTGCTCTATGACTATGACGATGCTGCCTCGTATCTGATCGAGGTTCTGTATGACGCAGCGTGGAACCACGAGCCATCGCTGGGGACGTTCGCCACCTATGCAGTCGCATGTCTCCGCTACCAGCTAGTCAAGTTCAAGACGATCATGCGCATCCAGCGCAGTCCATTCAGTGCGCCATTTCAGATGAGCAAAGAAGGGTCGAAACTCTTGGACGAGATCAGGCGAGCGATCGAGGAGGAGCGGCTATCACCTATGGCGTATCGCCGCCTCGGCGACCGGCTCGCAGCATATGAACGCCATGCGGCGGTGATGACAGGGGGCTATACCTACGTCAAGAAATTGAAGATCCGTGATGAAGACGGGTTCTTCTTCGGGGAGCGATCCCCCATGGAACTGGTGGTCGATGAAGATTCTGACCCCCAAGAGGAAGCATCAGCCGTCGTGATCGAGGAAGAACGCGCTCGGTGTTTGACATTAGTACTGGAGAGCTTACTTCCCAGGGAGGCGGAGGTGCTGCGGTTGCGCTATGGCCTTGGAGAAGGAAACAAATGGAAAACCTTGGAGCAGGTGGCTGTTGTTATGGGCGTCAGCCGCGAGCGCATCCGACAGATAGAGGCAAAAGCCCTACGGAAGTTGCGCCATCCGACTCGAACGAAAATCTTGCGGGATCTGCTTTGATATGGCTCGAGTGATTCGATTCGCATCATTGGCAGACTTGAAGGCGATCGACTCCCTGCGACGCGCCGACCAGGAAGCAGTCGGGTTCATACCGGCCTCGAGATATGAAAGCGAGATTCAACGGTCATGTGGGACTATCTTGGCGATGACTGAGAATGATGACCTCGTCGGTTATGCGTATTGGACTCGGGGATGGCCCATCGCTCGCATCCAGCAGCTTGTCGTTCGGCCCGATGCTCGGAGGCGCGAAAGAGCGACGGCACTGGTTGAGGCTGTTGCAGATGAAGCGAAGCGGCATCACTGGTATGGCATCAGCTGCCGATGTCGGGCCGACCTGGAAGCGATTGAGTTCTGGAAGTCCATAGGGTGGCGCGAAATAGCGATCGAACAGAGTGGCCGGCGCGGACCGGTCATTCGGTTCTACAAAGAACTGACTCCGGCCCTATTCGATCTCGGGGACTATATGCCGCCAACACCAGTCAGCAGGCAAATCTCGATGCGCAAAGGTTTTAAGTTCTTACCAGAAGCCCGCCTACTCCTAAACTCAACGCAAACCTAGGCAAAGAACCAGCAAAAGGTTATAACTTGTGCAAAATTGGGCGCAGCTGAGGTGCTCTATGGACGACCAACTCGTCAAGACATTACTCTCCACCATCCCCCAGCTTGACCAGGTCGGCCCACCAGGAACCATGCTCCATGCCCCTCCACTCAAGGAGGCCATGCACTTCATCACCGAGCATGTCCAGTACTTCATCGGCGACGATTCCACCATCCCCAACAGCCTCGTCGAAGCCGAGATCGAACTCTTCAACAAACTCAGCGACAACTTCGCCATAGGCATCGATCCAGACCATCACGACGCTGATCTCGTGGACGCATGGATGGCCCACCATGACTGACCGAGCATCAGTCAGGCAAAAAGCAGACACCCTCTTCGATGTCTATCTGATGATGGGGGAGTCACGCACCCTCGAGAAGCTCCACGCTATCTGCACCGATGCTGGCATGGGCCATTCTTATTCACTCAGCACCCTCAAGGCGTACTCTCAGCGGTTCAATTGGCAGCAGCGCATCCAAGACGCAACCGAGCGGGCGCAGGCGCAGAAGTCCATCGAGCATGCTGCTGTCGTCCAAGAGATGAATGATCGCCAGTCCAGGCTCGGCACCGCGGCCCAGTCATTGGCGATGGGTGGCTTCCAGCAAGCAGCGAAGAACATCACCCAGCTCACGCCTCGCGACTCCGGCTATCTCGCAGACGTTGGCGTCAAGCTCGAGCGGCTGGCTCGCGGCGAGGCCACCATGCGCCAGGACGTTGCCGTGCAGATGGTCGCGCCGATCGTCCAGAACATCGTCGTCCTGTTTCAAGAGATCAATGCCATCCCCGATCCAGACAGGCGCCTTCGGGAGTTCGGCATGGGCGCGGACCGCATCCTCGAGGAAGCTATGGGTCCACTCGAGTGACGCAGACGTTGATACCGCGGCCCTCAGTACCGCGGCCCACGCGATTGCTCGGCATGAGCGCGAGCGGGAAGGCAGCTGCATGGTCGCCCTATCCGCACCAAGTGCCGCCCGATGGCGAATGGCGCCTATGGATCATGCTGGGTGGCCGAGGCTCCGGCAAGACTGAAGGCGGCGCGCGGTACGTGCTAGATCATCTGCGGTCCTATGGCATGGATGCTCGAGTGGGCATCGGCGCGCCCACGATCCAGTCGGCCCGCGAGGTCTGCGCAGAGGGCGAGAGTGGCCTGATCACGATCGCTCGCGACGAGTTCGAGTGGAATCGATCGCTGATGGAGGCCAGGCACAAGGACGGCGGCTATGTGAAGTTCCAGGGTGCCGAGGAGCCGGCGAGGTGGAACGGCCCGCAATGGACGCTCCTCTGGGCCGACGAGCTTGCGCTATGGAAGCGAGACAGCTACGACCAGGCCACCTTCGGCGTCCGCCTGGGTCAGAGTCCTCGAGTGATCGCCACCACGACACCGAAGGCCGCGCGATGGGTGAGGGCATTGGTGGATGAGCCAGGAACGGTCACGACGCATGGGACGATGTACGACAACCCGGCGCTGGCTCGGTCAGCTGTCGAGGCGCTCGAGCGTCGCTATGGCGGGACACGCCTGGGCCGGCAGGAGTTGCTCGGCGAGTATGTCGAGGAGATCGAGGGCGCATTGTGGCGCCTTGACTGGATCGATAATCACCGGCGCTTCGAGCCACCGATGACCATGCAGCTCGTGGAAACCGAGGACGGCGAGAGCGAGGTCAAGGTCTTGGATCTGCCGCGCATCGTCATCGCCATCGACCCGGCTGTCACCGCAAACAGCGAGAGCGACGAGACAGCCATCGCAGTCGCCGGCATTGGACCCGAGGGCGACTATTACGTGCTCAGTGTTGATGGCTACCGGCTACCGCCCCAGCAATGGGCCATGAAGGCGCTTGAGGCATATGACCGATGGCAGGCTGACAAGATCGTCGCAGAGGTCAACAACGGCGGCGACATGGTGATCGATACGCTGAACCGTGTCTGCGAGGGCTTGGGGCGCAGCGTGAATGTGGAAGCGATCCGCGCATCTCGAGGCAAGACACTGAGAGCAGAGCCGATCGCGGCCCTCTATGAGCAAGGACGGGTCCACCATGTGGGCATCTTCGAGGATGCCGAGGATCAGATGTGCAGCTTCCCAGTAGCGAACGAGCATGATGACCTGGTGGATGCAGCTGTCTATGCGTTGAGCGATCTGTCCAACCAGGGCGCGCCGAACGTGAGATTCTTTTGATGCGTGAGCGGTACGTGATAGCGATCGAGACGGTCGGCCTGGCTGGCATAGCCGGGACGCTGGTGCATGCGATCGGAGTGGTGAGTGCTGGCTTGTTGGTGATAGCGGTGAGCCTCGTCGTGACTGCGCAAATTCTGAGGACGAGGTAGACCGATGTCATTGCTATCGAGGTTCGTTGATACAGCATTCGGGAAGATCAACACCGAGCGCCTGCCGACCGGCCTGACGGCGAGCTTCGCAGGCCAAGGCGGTGCGCTCCAGCCGGCGAGCCAGCTATCGCAGTTGAATGCGATGTCCTCGGTGGGCTGGCTGTTCGCGGTGGTGAACCGGATCGCGCAATCGATCGCAGCTCAGGAGTGGAAGCTCTACCGCGTGCAGGGTGGCGAGCGCGATGAGATCGATGCCCATCCGGCGCTCGACCTATGGCGATCGGCGAACCCATTCGTCACCCGAGCCGACTTCCTCGAGACGAGCCAGCAGCACATGGAACTGGTGGGCGAGATGTGGTGGGTGCTCGTCCGCAATGGCGCCGGCGTGCCGGTGGAAATTCAGGTGGTGCGTCCTGACCGGATGCGCCCGATCCCGCACCCGACCGAGTTTATCGCTGGTTACGAGTATCGACTTGGCACGACTGGGATGATGCTCGACAAGGATGATGTGATCTTCACGCGGAACCCGAATCCGCTGGATGCATATCGGGGCATCGGTGTCGTCCAGTCCATGATGGTCGATCTGGGCGCCGAGCGCATGGCTGCTGAGTGGATGCAGAACTTCTTCCGCAACTCTGCCGAGCCAGGTGGCATCATCGAGTTCCCCAATAGCCTTCCAGACGCCGACTTTCAACGGCTCGCGGACC